AGGGCTTGGCGCGCTCGGTCTTGTTGCCCTTGCCGCGCACGCTGCCGCCGTACACCGCCCAGCCCGCGAGCACGTTGCGCTTGTAGTGGTCGAGGAGATGTTCGCCGACGCTGCCGATCGCTTCCTGCTCGATCCACACCGTCACGCCTTTGCCGTCGGCTTCTGCGGTGCGTCTCACCAACGACTCAACGCCATGCGGTCGCTCACGCACAGCCACCACATCCTCGATCCAGAACCGACCACCATGCATCGCGATGAGCGCGCCCGCTGTCTCATCTGAGCGGTTGTCCTCGCTCGCGGCCAAGTCCCAATACCGCACACGTGTGGCGTTGGCCGGTGCGCGCTCGTCCACGATTCTGAACCAGCGCTCCTTGAAGATGTTGCCCGCGGCCTCACGGATGAGCCAGTTGCCGGACAGCAGGCGCTCACGGTCCACGAGCGACAACGCCATCAGCTTGGCCTCGTAGCCGGGGTCACGCTGCAGCAAGAGCGGGTTGTCGGTGAGGCGCGCGGCAATGAACGTGAGCGAGAGCGGCGCCTTCTCGGCGCTCTCGGCGGGCATGCCCTTCTCGACGGCAAGCGCCACCACATCCGCGCGCGTCTCGCCCCACAGGAACTCGCTGCCGAAGCGGATGAACCACCGCAGCACGCCGATGCGCTCGTTGATGGCCAGGCCGGTCTCTTGGTCGATCCACCACGAGATGAAGCCCGCGACCCACGAGGTGGGGTCCGGGTTGCACGTGGCGCGCACGTAGGGGCGCACGCCGCATGCGCTGCGGTTGCGGCTCAGCAAGAACCAGAACTGGCCCTCGGTGAACATGTTGACCTCGTCGAAGCCCAAGAACGCGTACTGCGAGCCCGCGTGCGCGTTCTTGTCGGTCTCGTGCTCGAGGTGGCTGAACTTGATGCGCGCGCCGGACGCGAACGTCCAGTCGAGCTGTGCTTCACGTGGCTTCGCGCGGGCTGCGGCGTAGAGCGCGCGCGACGTGTCCCAGAGGCCACCTTCAGAGCGGAGCTCGGGCGACGTGCGGCGGAAGAAGATTGCGCGGAAGCCCGCGTTGTGCACGTGGCGCAGCGGCTCGAGGAGCAGCGCGTAGCTCTTGCCGCCGCCGGCAGCGCCTCCGTAGATGGCGATGTCGGCCGGCGTCGACAGGAACATGGTCTGACGGCCCGCTTGAGGGCCGATGGTGCGCGACGTCGTCTCGACGGCGACCTGTGCGGCGGGTGCAGTCATGCGCAGTCTCCACGTCCGTTGTCGGGCAGCTTGATGATGGCGTCGGGCTCGGTCGACACGAGGGTCCACGGGGGCAGGACACCCGCGGTGTGATGTGAAGCCGCCTCCAGCGCGCGCTTGATGACGCTCTCTGCGGGCGTGCCATCGGTGACGCGGTTGAACCGAGCGAAGCACACGCCAAGCGCAACCATCATGCCGGCACCACATGCCGCGTACGGCTCGACTGGAACTCCAACCTGCAGGTCGGAGTCGATCACGAAGATGCGATCTCGCCACGCCACGATGAACTGCCCGACGTCGTCGTGGCCGTTCAGTGAGCCCATCCACCCGCTCTCCTTCATCGCGCGCCGCACTTCCGTCACGAACGTCGTCGACATGAAGCGATTGACGTCCCACGTGTCGGGTGGCGGCAGGTTTGCCACGTACCTGAGCACCTGCCCCATGCGGAACGACGTCGTGAAACCGATCACATACTCGCCGTTGCGGAAGACCTTGGTGTCTGCGCGCGCTTGCTGGTTGTAGCCGTTGCTCGCGCACGCATCGCCGCCGATGACGACGTGGTCGCCCTCTTTCACCGCCACAATGCAGGTCATTCTCGGTCTCCGCGCCCGTTGTCGGGCAGTTTGATGATGACGATCTCGGCACCGCCGACATCGACCTCGACCTTCTGGATGAACAGGCCGTGCGCCTTGCCGAGGTACTGCGACGCAAGCAGGCGCTCTTTGAGCGTCGCCGGTGCGTCGATGACGGCGCCGAACTCCGCGCGCTGCTTGAACGTCTCCCCGCGCTGCACGCTCGACCAGAAGCGGCGCAGGTCGTCGCCCGACGTCACGAGCGGATCGCCTGCCAGCTTGGCTTCGATGGCGGCGGCCACGTGCGGGATGTTGCGGAGCTCGTGCCCGCGGTGCTTGAGGACGTCGTTGCTGCCCTTGTAGCCCGCGAGGCGTGCGGCCTCAGTGGCGTTGCCGTTCGCTGCGCCAGTGAGCGCCTCAACGAAGCGGCGTTGCTTCACGGTGAGGAGCTTGGTGGCCTTGTCATCGCTGCCCTCGGTCGTGGGTGCCGAGACCTGGCGCGAGAGCTTCGCGCGTTCCTTCGCGAGGCGCACGAGTTGGTCAATGGCGCGCGCGTCGCCGTCCTTGGCCTTCTTCTCGAGGCCCTCGACGATGACGCCCAGGCGCTCGATGTCGTCCTCAACGACGGTCGCGGGTCGGGCTTTCGCCTTGCGGCTTGTCTTACGCTTTGGAGATTCGGGTACATCGACGGCCGGCACGCGCGTCGTGATCGCCTCCACGTCGGTGACGAGCTTCGTGATGCTCACGCACACGCCTCAAGGCGCGCGAGCATCGCGTGTGCCTGGTCAAGGTCGTGTGCACGTGCGGCGCGGATGACCTCGACAGCGAGCACGCGGCGCGACTGCGAGCCCACGCCCATGCGCAGCGACTCCACGAGCGCCGTCGCCGCGCGCTCCACCACCTCGCCGCGATCGAGCGCCGCGATCATCTCGTCCACGTCGGCGTAGCGCGGGGTGCCGGACTCGAGCTCAAACAGCGCCTCCGCGCAGCGCGCGCAGTCGGGGTCGCCACAGTCGGCTGCGTGCAAGAGGTCACGACGGAGCGCCACGAGCTCAGGGTCGGCCGCGTGGCGCCATGCGGATGCACGATGCCCACGCTCGAGCTCACGCAGGCGGGCGCGTGCGGCATCCCGCTGCACCTGCACCTGGGCAAGCGCACGCTGGGTGCCGCCGAGACGAGCGCGCAGCGAGCGCCACTCGCTCGGGCCAACGCGACGGCCAATGGCGTCTTGCTCCTGCGTGGACGTTTGTTCAGGTTTCTGAACAAGCACGACGAGGCGCATCGCGTTGGTGCGGCCTTCACGCCGGACGAAGCGCTGCGACTCCAGCTCGTTGATGGCCGAGTACACGCTGACGCGGCTCTTGCCCCACACGCGGCCGACCGCTTCGTACACCGACTCGCCATCCTCGCCGCGCACCACGGGCGGTGGGCGCAGCAAGGTGCGGATGGCGTTCCAGGCTTCGCGTGCAGGCCGTGACAACGAGGTGGCGTCCATGTGCCCATCGTGTTTGTTCAACAAGCTGAACAAGCACGACGCCATCGCGTCTCCTGCGCCGGGTGCGGTGAGGTTCAGCGCGAGCCGTGTGGCACTCATTCGCTCGTGCTCGTGCGCACGCGCAGCATCACCGGCGCCATGTGACCTCCGTGTCGTCGATGTTGCGGAAGCTCGTGGTCGGCCCGTCGAAGTGCAGGAGCGCCTTGTCGACGCGGCCACCGCGGTTCTTGGCGATGCCGATTTCAGTGACACCTTTCATGTCCTGACTGCACTTTTCTTTTGAGTAGTATTCGTCGCGGTAGAGGAACGCGATGACGTCGGCGTCTTGCTCGAGCGAGCCCGAGTCGCGCAGGTCGCTCATCACCGGGCGCTTGTCCGTGCGCTTCTCGACCTCGCGGTTGAGCTGCGACAGCAGGATGACCGGCAGCTTCTCGACGAGAGCGAAGCGCTTGAACTGCTTGGAGACCTCGCCCACCTCGTCGTTGGTGCTGCGGAACTGCTTATCGGACAGCGTGAGCCCAAGGTGGTCGACCACGACGAGGCCCACGCCGTGCTGGTGGATGAGCCTGCGCGCGCGCGACTGGATGGCCGACAGCGTCATGCCGCCGGCGGCGACGTAGTGGATCGGCAGGTCGGAGAGCTCGCCCGCAGCCTTCACCAGGGCGGCCCGGTGACGCATGAAGCGCGCTTCCTCGGTGGGGACGCGGGCGCGCGCACAGCATGAGCGCTCGGCGAGCTCCTCGATGGGCATCTCCAGGCTGAAGTACGCCACGCTGCAGGACGTCGCGGCCACGTGCTCGGCGATCTGCTGCGCCAGCGCGCTCTTGCCCATGGCGGGACGAGCGGCCACGAGCACCAGCCGGCCACGGGCGAGCCCACCGCGCATGAGGCGGTCGAGCGCGCGGAAGCCAGTGGGGATGCGGCCTTCACCTTCGGGGCGGTCGAGGCTCGCGAGGTAGTCACGCGCCATGTCGGTCGGGTCGGCTGCAAGCGCGGTCCCGCCACGGTCGTCGATGCTGAGCACCGAGCTTTGCGCCTCGGCGACGATCGCCTCCACCGCCTGGCGCTGCGCAAAGGCCGCAGAGGCCATGTTGGTCGCCACGCCGATCAGGGACCGCAGCGTGGACTTCTCGCGCACGAGCTTGGCGTACGCGCTTGCGTGGGCGGCCGTGGGGAGCATGGCCTCGAGCTGCGCGATGGCCGCTGCGCCACCGCATGCGTCGAGCTCCCCCGTGCGCTGCAGGTGGTCGGTCACGGTGAGCGTGTCCACGGGCTCGCGGCGCCCGTGGAGCGTGAGCACCGCTGCCCAGATGGTGGCGTGGGCGGCTCGGTAGAAGTCCGCGGGACGCAGGCCGACCTCGAGGACGTCGTCGATGGCGGGCCCGTGCATCATCACGGCGCCGAGCAGAGCGCGCTCTGCGTCGAGCGCGTGCGGGAGCGTGCGGCCTTGCTCCTGGAGCAGTGCGCGCGCGCTGTCGGATGCGACCTCGTCCGCGTGCTCATCGAGTGCAGCGACGACGGCGCCCATGGGGACGAGTTGTTCCTCGTCGTCGAGTTCGTTGTCGTAGTTGCTCATGTGGCACCTCCGACTCGCGGCATCCACGACACATCGAGCCACGGCATCACGTGGAACTTGTCGACGTCGACGGTGAGCAAGATCATCTGCGCCAGACGCCCATGCGCCTTTTTCGTGATGCGTGGGTCGAGCATGCCGCCGACGGCCGCGCACAGCGCCTTCATCAGCTCGTGTGGGCACCCCGCCTCGTCGGTCCATGGCACCGCGACCACGTCGAGGTCGGTGCACAGGCTGCCGCGGACAGCGAGTGCGTAACCGTGGTCACGCGCGACGGCGACCATCGCCGGGGCGAGGACCGCGTAGGCGGCAGCGCGCGCAGGGAAAGTCATGCGGCCGCTCATGCTGCACCTCCAGCCGCCATCGAGGAGAACCCGCGCTCCTCTTGCGCACGTCGCTCCTCGTCCTCGCGGTCGAGCCGCTTCTGGCGAGCGAGGGCCTCTCGGGTCTTGCGCTCGCTCTCGGCGGCCTCGGCGTCGGTGTACGTGCCGGGTGCGGCCTGGCTGCGTCCACCAACAGATGCGCGCGACGCAGCACGCTCGGCACGCTCGGCGATGTTCGTGCGGACCCACCCACGCAGCTTCGCGATCGCAGACCCAGGCCCCTTGAGGTCGTAGTTGTTGCTCCAGTCGGCCATGAGCCCGTCGAGCTGGTCCTCCGCGCCTTCGCCCCATTGCGCCAAGAGAGCGCTCAGCGCGAGGTCACCGTGGCCTACCACCAGCGAGGCACGGATGCGGGCCTCTTCCTGCGGTTTCACGGCCTCTTCCGACTCACCGATCACGCCGCGCGGGTGTGGGCCTTCGCGTTTCGGCTTCCGCTGCGGTTCGTCGAATGGAGTGCGCAGCGCATCGGGAGCGAGCGGGGGGTGCAACGTTGCGCGTTGCGGCGCAACGTTGCACTCTTCTCTCTTCTCTTCTCTTCTCTTCTCTGGCTCCGTTGCCGTTGCATGCAACGTTGCATCGTTCGTTGCATCCGCGTTGCCGTTGCGTTGCATGTCCGTTGCATCGGCAGCGTTCGCGGCAGCGGCGCGGCGCGCGCGGGCTGCGCGTGAGCGTTCGGTCGAGGACTTCGGGCCGGGCTTGTCCCCGTCGATGGACTCACCACGGCGGGCACCGGGCTTGCCGCCGTACAGGTCGCCCTCATGCGTGTAGAGGTGGCCGTCGTCCGTGCGGTCCAGCCACCCGGTGGTGACGAGGGCCTCCACGAACACAGCAGGGTCACCACGCCACCCGGCGTCGTGGGCGATGTCGACGTCGCGCATGCGGGACAGGTCGCCACCGCAGGTGTGCTCGCGGGCGGCCGACAAGAGTTTCAGGATACGGACGCCGGCGATCTCCTCATCGATGCCGAGGGCATCCGCGAACTGGCGCACCTTGTAGTGGCGGAAGAAGCCGCCGTGCAGCGGCGTGTATGGCGTGGCGGGACGGCTCACGAGCGGACCTCCTGAACGGACGAGGGCGAAAGGCGATGGCGCATGAGCTCGCGCGCGAGCTCGGGGAGTTCGTTGGGTCCGCGCGGCGCGCTGCACCAGACGTTGCGGCGGCCGTCGATGCGCACGACGCACCAGCGCAACGGACCTGCAACGACGTCTGCGACGAGACCGAGCGTTGCGTGTTGCAGGCCGCCGGCCTCTTCGAGCGCCCACACTGCATCGACGAAGCCGCGCGGCGGGCCCGCGAGGTGGTCGGCGAGGTCGGACATGGCTGTGGGAACGGGTGCGCTCACGTTGCGCTCCTTCGGAAAGACCCGCGGGCAGAACCCGCGGGCCACAGGTTGCTGCTCAGGCCACGATTCCCCACGGGCGCGCGGCTTCATGCGAGGCCGCCCACTTGGTCGCGAGGTAGGTCTGCACCTTGCGGATGGCGTCGAGCTTCCACATGCCGCCGTCGGCCTCGTGCAATGCGACCGTCGGCAGGCCACCGTCACCACCCGCGCGCAACCGCAGGACGAACGGCACCGGGTCGAGGTCGATCTCCGGGAAGCTGCGGCGCGGGCACAGGAGCACCGGGTTCTCCACGACGGTCGACGCCTCGCGCTTGATGCCCGCCTTGATGGACACCTCTTGCGACACGCCGTCGTCGACGAGCGTCCGCACGTCACCCGCCGAGAGGTTGCCCACCACCTTCAGCAAACGATCGCGCGGGCCACCCTCGATGAGGTCAGGGCGGAACAGCCGCTGCACGCCGACGATGAACTCCTCCACCGGCTGGTAGCGGTTGAGGAAGCCCGCGAGTGCGTCACCCTCGATGGGCTTCGCGCCGATGAACACCTCGCGCGTGCGGTCCAAGAGCAGCTCGCCCATGACCGACAAGTGCGCGGGGCTGTCCACGATGACAGTGACGCTCTTGAGGTCGAGCTCGTCCCGGTTGCCGTCCAGGTAGGCGAGCACGCCATCGAGCGTCGAGAGCTCGAGCGCGGCCGCTGCCGGGAACGGCACGCGCTTGATCGGGTTTGCGCCCGACGTGTAGGTGAGGCCGTCGACGCTGAGCGTCTGCGGCACCAGCGAGAGCTTCGCCAGGTCGGCGATCTTTTGGATGAACTCAGCCAGCATGTTCCATCTCCTTGTTGTGCGCGTGGCGCGCGGGGACCTCTTCAAACAGTTCGTCTTGCTGCGGGTTGTGCTCGGTGAGCTGTGTCGAGCCCGCGCGGTTCTTCGTCAGGAAGACGCTCGTGCTCGCGGGCTTGTCCTTGGCGGGCTTGGTGGCCACCTCGAACGTGATGCCGACGACATCGCGGTTCTTCGACGGCGCGAAGTTGAGCGTCAGGACGATGCTGCGGCGCGCGTCCGGCTCGGTGTTCGGGTCGAGGATGTTCTCCGCGACCTTGCGAATGGCGTCGTCCACCATCTCGATGACGGCGCCGTGGGCGAGGGTGGCGATGGATGCGGTGGCGGTCTTCATGGCGGATCGGTCTCCTTCGTCACCGACAGGGCGACGACGTGTTGCGTGTGTGGGCAGTGGTCAGCGGACGTCGGACAGGACTTCGCGCACGTGCTCTCGGCGGGCGTCCTCAGAGTCCTCAAGCTGGGCCTCGAGCTTGTCGATGCGCTTGCGCAGGCGCGCGATGGCCGTGCGGTCCTCGTCGAGGTCGAGCATCCATTCCAGACGTTCGCGCAGGCGCTTGAGGCGCGTGTAGCCCGACGTCATGGCTGCACCTCGGCGTTCGCGAGGCCGTCATCCACAACGACGTCGACGACCACGGAGGGCAGCGCCGTGCGCGCGATCTGGCGCTGGGCGTAGAGCCACTGCACGCCGCCCTTGGGGCCGTCGTTGACGCCGAGCAGCTTCGCCACCTCGTCGCGCACGGCCTTGATGGCGTTGGGCAGGTTGTCGCCCTCGTCGAGCAGGCCCGACGACAAGCGCGTGAACGTCACGGAGACCACACGCAGGCCACGCAGCGGCGTGAGCGCTTGGCGGCAGAAGATGGCCGTGCACCCGCGCTCGGTCTTGAGGCGCGACGCCTTCGCGTGGTGGTGCTCGCGGGCGTTGCTCGTGTTCTTGGTGCGCACGGGCACGGTGCAACTGATGGTGCGCAGGCTCATGGCGCCACCGCTGTGATGCTTTGGGCCTCGACCTCGACATGAACCGCGATCAGCTTGCGCCGCAAGACGTCGCGCTCTCGCTGAGCGTCGTCGCGGGCCTTCGTGGCTTGGTCGAGGTCCCCTTGTGAGTACCTGAGCTGAAGCTCCACTTGCGCAAGCGCATCCCGAGCTGCGTCGCGCTCGTGTGCCAGTTGCGAGACAACGCGCGCCACCGCCGCTGCCGTCCTTGGCGACCGGTCCATCACGGAGGCCGGGATGAGGGAACGGACCTCGTGAAGCTCGTTCACCAGCGCCGCGTTGTCCTCCTCAAGGCGCTTCACGTCCGCGCGCGCGCTGGTCGGGG